TTCTACACCACAGGCAGGTAACTAATGAGTCGCGCACAATTAACCTCAACAGTAGAACAAAACTCAGCAGGTGCGGCCAGCCCGTTCCTTGCAGGCAAGAACAAAATTATCAATGGTGATTTTGGTGTGTGGCAAAGAGGTACTTCATTCTCTGCAAACAATTCATACACCGCAGATAGATGGTATACCAACTGGGATGGTACAGGTGCAACAAGAGCATTTAGCCAACAGACTTTTACTCCTGGTACCGCACCCGTAAATGGTTATGAAAGCACATATTTTTATCGTTTCAATCAAAGCGTTGCAGGCTCAGGTGGAACATATAATGTTCTTTTGCAAAAAATTGAAGATGTAAGAATCTTTGCAAATCAAACTGTAACCATTTCATTTTGGGCAAAGGCAGCGGCAAATATAACTATGCCAAGCGTTGCTGTTGGACAAGATTTTGGCTCAGGTGGTTCGGGTGCAGTTTATACAACTGCTGGAAGCAATTTTGCTTTGACTACTTCTTGGCAAAGATTTACCGCAACAGTTTTGTTTCCAAGCATTTCAGGAAAAACCATTGGTACAGGCTCTAACCTAGGTTTATTTTTATATATGCCACTCAACACTACTTTTACAGTAGATGTATGGGGCATTCAACTAGAAGCAGGCTCAGTAGCCACCCCATTCACCACCGCTTCAGGAACAGTCCAAGGAGAGTTAGCCTTGTGCCAGAGGTACTATTCAAAATCTTACCCGCAAAGTGCAACTCCAGGAACAACATCGCTCAGCAATGTAAATGGATATTTTGCACCTGTCACTTATGCAAACCCTGGTGATGGAAGATTAACTATTTCATTTCCACAAATTATGCGAACTGCCCCGACTATAATTGTGTATTCTCCTAATAGCGGAACAACAGCAAAATGGTTTAATGAAGCCAGTGCAACTGATGTCAATGCTGCAACACAACAAATTGAAGATGGTCGTTTTACAGTTTATATAAATGGTGGAACAGTTAATGTTAAAACTTATCTTTATATACATTACACAGCGAATGCGGAGTTATAATTATGGACTATTCTTATGAAATTTATCAAACTTTGTCAGGAGAAAATGTTGTTCTAAGGTCAGATGGAGCAACCATCCCGTTAAACCCTGCCAACAGCGACTACCAAGCCTACCTAGCCAGCCTAGAGGCTCCACAGGGCTAACTTGACTGAGAGTTAGTGGTATGCTTGTCCTATGGAACTTACACCAATGGACGAGATATACCGCCAGCTCAAGAATCGCTACGATTCATCGGGCTTTAGCCCGTATGTTATTAGGACTGACTGGCAGATCATACGCCGTATAGGCGTACACCCTGCCTTGGCTAAGCGAGAAGATCTAGAGAAGGTTGTGCTGGCTGCTACCAAGCAGTCAACCAAAGCTAACTATGTCTCTCGCTTACGGTCTATCTACAAGCACCTGAACAAGCTAGGGCTTGTCAATGACAATAACCCAGCCCTTGATTTGCCCGACGTAAAAGCCGGCAGAGGGGTGCCTAAGCCCGTAACTAAGGCTGAGTATGCAAAGCTATTAGCCGACGCAGATCAACCCTTTAGAGACTGGTTTATCCTAGGTGGTATGGCTGGCTTGCGCTGTATGGAAGCAGCCAAGATTAAAGGCTCAGACCTTATTGAGACGGACGAAGGTCCAATGCTCAGCGTCATAGGCAAGGGCAATACCGACCTTGTTATACCGATCAGCCCTGTAGTGGCTGAGATGATTAAGTCTCACAACACGCTAGATAGATTATGGCGTATTGACCCAAACAAGTTTTCTGCCAAAGCAGCCAATGAGATGCGTCGCATCCTTGGTTCAGAGGCAAAGCATTTCCACAGCCTTAGACATTACTTTGCCACCACAATGCTTGAAAAAAGCGGTGGCGATTTGATTGCTGTTAAAGAACTTATGCGCCACTCAAGTGTCGCAACCACGCAGGTATATACACAGTTGGCTCACGGACGTACAAGAACGTTGGTGAACCTTTTAGAATAAGGAGTAATGGGTGACAAGTATCATTGATAAACCCGACATCCCAGTCGGTCAACCATCAACATCTGGATCCACCTTTTACAACACTAGCAACCAATACGACTGTGCTATTGCTGGCCTGCCATTCTTCCTTGGCGTATCAAAAGAATACCCATACAAGCGTGAGACTGCGCAGTATCGCAAGCAACAGATTGACCAACAGAAAGAACCAGGTGAGCAGACACTCACAGGTTGGTGGCTTCGTAGCCAATCTTCATTTCATTACGGAGCTGGTATCCGCTATGAAGAGCCAATTGAAGGCGACACTGTTGGGCTACGCTTTACCAAATCAGCCGGGGTAGATGTATTTAATATTGGCAAGGTAACACTATTGCCAGATGTTACAAAACTATCTACTACTCCAAGTGCTACACCAATTATGGTTGGTGGTACCGATGTTAATGGTGTTGATCTAGTTATTTGGTCAGATGGATCTACCCTTTATCGCACAACAGCTGCTGGTACAACTACAACTTTGACATGGGGCGGTTCAGGTACGATCCTATCCGTAGCCCAAGATGGTCTTAACTACTATGCAGCTAATGCCACAGGCATCTATCGCGGCCCACTTACTGGCGCTACTAGCGGCACATCAATCTTTACCCACCCATCTATGGTCGGAACAGTTACTGTTGTTAAATTAGGTTGGGTTAAACAACGCCTTATTGCTGGTATTAACAACTACTTATTTGAAGTACAACCAATTACATCATATACAGTAACAACCAGCAAAGTAGATGGCTCATACAACGCCACCCTTACTACTTCATCTTCTCACAATTTTGCAGTTGGTTCTTTAATTACTGTAGCCTCTGTTGGTTCTCCTTACAACGGCACATGGTCAGTAACAAATGTGCCTAACAGCACATCGGTTGTATTTTTCTTAAACAACGCCGCAGTTAGCCAAGCTAGCGCAAGCGGAACAGTTACTCTTGCAAGCAACAACAATCTTCCTATCTATGCCCATCCTGATACAAACTGGGTATGGACTGGTATTTGTGAAGGACCAAACAACATTTATGTTTCAGGATATGTTGGAGATTCATCTAGCATTTTCCGCCTAGTCCTTGATACATCAGGCGCCGTGCCACTTCTTACCCGTGCTTTGACAGCAGCGGATATGCCAAAGGGTGAAATTGTTTATGCCATTGGATCCTATGTTGGTAAGTACATGGTCTTTGGTACCAATAAAGGTGTACGCGTAGGTGAAATTGATACATCAGGATTTTACTCAAATGGTTATATTACCTATGGTCCAATCTCTGTTATCACCAATGGCTATGATCCAGCCCAAGGTACTCAACTTAATGGCTTACCTGTTAAATCAATTACCTTCCAAGACAGATTTGCTTATTGCACAGTCACAAACTACATTGACAATGGCGATGGCACCTTTTCTTCTGGCTTAGTCAAACTTGATTTGAGCCGTCAATTGTCACCAAACCAAGTGGCGTATGCCACACACTTGCGTGTGCCTACAACAGCTGAGGCTTCTCAAGTAGTCACCATTGGCAAGACTGGTAAATTGGCTATTGGCGTAGCCAGCAATGGTATTTATTTTCAGTCCAACACATTGGTTACCTCAGGTTACCTACAGACTGGACAGATCCGGTACTTTACCCTTGAAGATAAGCACTTTGAGTTGGCTAAATTACGTGTGACACAACCAATCTTTGGCACACTTAAACTGTCTTTTGTTGACTCAAATCAATCAGTAACTGATCTTATTACTGTAGATAATAACTTTGACTTTACACAAGATATTGTGGGTCTAGATAACTACGACCTTTATCCGAAAGAATCTATTGCCCTGCGCTTTACCCTTTATCCTTCAAGTGGGCAAACAGTAGGTTCAGAAGATTCTTTTAACGGCTATCAACTTAAAGCCCTTCCAGCTGTTAAGCGTCAACGCATTATTACTTTGCCTTTGCTTAATTTTGACTTTGAAGGCGATAGATACAACATGACTACTGGCTATGAAGGTCGTGCTGCTGAACGTTTAAATGCGCTTGAAACAATTGAATCAGGCGGAGATGTTATTGTTCTTCAAGATTTTACCAATGGAGAAACAGTCCGTGGTGTTATTGAATCTATTACATTTCTTCGTATGACTCCACCTGAGCGACGCTTCACAGGTTTTGGTGGGTTAATTAACGTTCAGTTCCGTACCGTATAAAAGATAGGGCATACCGCAATGGCTAATGTAGATACAGCTACAATTGTTTACTCATACTTCTTCGTAATCGCAGCATTGCTTGCTGGTATTAGCGTTATTGCTAAGCACACCATTGCCAAGCATACTGACGATTTAAAAGATAAGTTAGCCAAAATTGAGTATGCACTATACAACGATGGCAAGACTGGCCTTATCAACAAGGTAGACCAATTGATTGAAAATCAACAAGTCATTAAAATTGATGTAGAAGTAATGAAGGCAAAGGCTGAACTGTAATGCACAAATGGGCTTGGGTAAAAATACGAGCCATTAGCAGGACTTGGTTTGAGTCATTCCTTGCTGTTGAAATTGGTATTCACCTTAAAGATTT